GGCACAGCGTTCCTTCGCCGTTCTCCTGCTCGATGTGCGTGCCGTCCTTGTAGACCGGCGTGATCGACATCGTGACGAGCGACGCCGACACGTAGCTGTTCGACGCGCCGGGCGTCGGCACGCCGTTGGTGTCCAGATACGACACGCGCGTACGGAACGCTTGGACCTGGCCGACTGGCTCGTTGACTGCAACCATTGGTGATTCTCCTTATGCCATATCTACTTGAGCGGCGTGCCACAGCAAGTGCGGCTCGTGCATGACGATTACGTCTCGTTGCGCCCACACCACAACATCGTTGAGGGTGCGGTCGAAGATTCCATCGGCGTCGTAGTTCACGTCGGCCGACGTCGTGAGGATCGGGCCGACACGTATCTCGACGAGCGTGGTGGCGATCATCCATTCCTCAGCGGCCGACTGCCCTGAGCGATCGCCGGTGTACCCGGCGTCGGCGACCACGATGTTGTCGAAGCCGGTGAGCCACAACGTGCCCTCGCGGCGAACGGCGTTGAGATCAACGAGGCGATCCAACACCTCGACCGTGCAGTGGATCATGCCGCGGCCGTTGCTCATATTGACGGCGATGGCCTTATCGAGTCGAGCCAACGCCTTCTGTGGCGTCAACGCAGACGACGTCGCCAGCGTTACGCCGGTCTTGGCGAGCCATGTGTTCTGCAACGACTGCGCCTGAGTGATCACACCGGACCACAACTCGGCGGCGATCGAAGCCGACTGCGTGGCCTCCAACAACCGTCGCGCGCGGCCGTCACGATCGCGTGGATCACCGGCGTCCTCGAACTTCGAGCACACGTCGTACGCGTACACCATGAACGGGTCGGCCTCTTCGATCTCCGGTTTGATTGTCGGGGAGATCGACGCCGTCGAGCACAAGAGTTCTCTTGCACCGAACGCCGTTGTGCCGTCGCGGATGAGTTCCGGCAACCATTGCAGGCCATTGGCCCAACGCTCACTGCCCGAGCCAGGCGACGTCTCGGTGACCGCGGCTGCGGCATACAGCCCCATCCGTGGTCGGGCGAGAGGCGTCGGTTGGCGTGCGTCAGGCATCGGTTAGTCCTTGGTAGATCAGCGCGGGTGGCGGGCCAGAGTTGAGCACCACAGGCCCACCACCCACTCGCTGAATGCTTACGAGTTGCTCACACACGGAGCGATATCGAGGGCGCTGGCGTAGCCGCCGTTGGCGCAGATATCGATGTCGTAGGTGTAGAGCTCGCCCGGCACGCCGTTGTAGGCGACGTTCTCGAACGTCTCGGAGAAGTACACGAAGTCGTTGGTGCGAGCCTTCGTGACGTCACGCATGACGCCGATCTTGAACTCGCCGCCATCGAGGAACAACACCGAGCCTTCGGTGAACACGTAGAAACGTGCCACGCTCGGGTAGCCGATGACCGAGCCGACGCCCTGCACGCCGACTGGCGGGCCTCCCGCTTGGCCGAGCGTGCGGCCGAACTGGAAGTCGGGCGACCAGGTGACGTTGCACTTGTGAGCGGCGAAGAAACCATTGATCTCTTCCTGCGCCATCTTGATGCGCTCTTCCACCGGCCGGTCGCCGTCGCCGCGACGGATGAGGTCGGCGATGATGCTCTGCCGCACCCACTCGAAGCCGATCACCCGCATCGGCATCGACTGCACGATGCGGTGGCGGAAGCGGATGCCCATGATCAACTGATCGAGGGCCACGAAGATGTCGGTGGCCGACCCGAGTACCTGGCCGTGCGTGACGGCCTTCGCCAGTGCGCTGATACCGGCAAGGATCTTGGCGTCGGCGAAGCGGGCGTGGTACGTGCCGATCAGCTTGGTGTAGGCGCTGATCAGTTCGGGATACCAGCGGTCCATCATGTTGCCGGTTTCGTACTGCTCGACGATGGCGTTGACACGAGTGGTCGTCGCGCTGTCCGAGCCGCAAGCGATGCGCAGGTACGGCTTCGTGGTCGGGCTCGATGGCGTGACGTCGTTGGCGTACGTCCACTCGCTGACAGCCGACGTGGTGGCGCCGGTGCCCATGACGTCGGTGATTGTCGGAGGCGTGAACAACGCGACGCCGCCGCGTTGCGCACCGAAACGGTTGAGCGCGTCACGCACAGGCCGCACGTCGTCGCCGACAACCACGAGGTCGTAGTTGTACGGCACAGGCGCACACGCGCCACCGGATGCGGTGAGGGCTGCGAGGTTCGAACGCTTGTCGATCTTCGTGGCGTTCTCTTCCACGTTGCGAGAAAGCTGCAACTCGTCGGGGATCTCCACACGAGTCGACACGATCGGCATCGAGAACGCCGCGTCGGAACCGCGAGCCAACTGGACGGCCGTGTTGAAGGCGTTGAACAGCTTGTCGTCGGTGTCCAACTTGACGCCCGGCTGGAAGCCAGGGAGGCCGGCTGCCGCGGTGAGCGCAGCGCGTCGCGCGTTGCTCGTGCGTGGCTTCGGCGCGTCGCCGCGTTGGCTGATCGGCGAACGGCGCGGGACGGCGGGCACGGTGTTCGTCGATGCGGTCACGACGACAGGCTCTTTGGCCTCTTCGGTCGGGGCCTCTTCGCCGCCATCTTCGTCCTCGTCGTCGGCCTTCTCCGGCTCGGCTTCGGCTTCGTCCTCGTCGCCCTCTTCGGCGACCGGCTCATCGTTCTCGGCGATGCGATCGCGCAATGCCTGCTTGCGGGCTGCGGCCTCTTCGCGCTCAGCGGCGCGCCGGTCCTCGTCGGACTTCACCGCGTCGAGCACGTTGGCGAGTTGTTCGATGGCCTGGACCGTCGCGTCGGACGAGTCGTCGCTGTCGAGCAGGTCGGTGGCCGTGGCCTTCACCAACTCTTTGATCTCGGCGATGTCGGCCTCGGACAGTTCAGCCAACTTCTCCGGCGACAGCAACGCCATGAGTTCGGCGTACTCCGTCTCGTCGAGGTTGTCGATGCCCTTGTGCAGGAGTTGCTTGATGCGCTTCACGATGACTCCGTGTGGTTCGGTTTGATTGGTGGGACTCTTGCGAGAAGCCACCACACCGGACCTACGGCCGTCTGTGGCGAACGTGCGGACCTACGGCCGACGCGCTCTGTCGCTTATAGGGCGGGCACTGTAGCCGATCTCACGAGTAGTCGGTGGCACCACAGTCCGCGCACCACGCGACGGCCAGTCGGCCGAGCCACTTCGTCGGGTCCAACTTGGCGACCAACACGTACTCCATGACGATGACCGACGACAGCGCGCAATGCGGGCACCACTCGTCCGGCAAGGTCTTGACCGGGTGGTACTCATACAGTGGCCGCGACGGGTGCATCCGCCGCGACCTCATGGACGGAGACGTGCTGCGAGCTTCGCCTTGGCCTGCGGCCCTGCCGTTGATGCGTAAATGGCACGCAACAGCCGTAGCTCTTCCGAGTCGTGCGCCTTGAGTACGACGCCCTCGACGCCGCCACACTTGTCGCACGCATGCGACGGCTCAGCCGAGAAGCGTTGCACAGGCCGGTTGATCAGCTTGATCTTGTTGCCCTCAACGCTCATGAACGACTGTGTACGGGCGATCTTCACCGCACCGGCCGACGCCACCAACGCCCTCTGCACCGTGAAGCCAGGCGTGTTGACGGCGAGGATCGAGATCAGTTCGAGCGACCCGTTCTCGCCGCGCCAGTCACCGCTGATGCCGCCGCCGCGCAAGGCCACCACGAGTTCTTCGGTGATGCCAGGCAGCAACGCGCCAGTGACCCACGGCCCGAACTTGCCTGGCGTGACGCGGACGTTCGCCCAGGCGAAAGCCTTGTTGGCGTACCAGTCGCGTGCGTCTCTTGAATCAAGACCGATCGCCGAGGCATGATCGGCGTTCGTCACCAAGTGGCCTGTGGGTACAGGCACACCCTGCTCGTCGCCGTCCATCGTCATCGTGTAGCCGACGTGGAAGTGGGCATAGGCGCTGGCCGACTCGGGTGGCGTCACGCAGATGCCAGCGAAGCCGATGTGGCAGCGATCGCGCGGCGCGAGGTGGCCGTACACCTGGCCGTCGTCGCCGATGAACAGCGGCACCGCGTCGCCGATGTACTCGCCGGTGTCGACATCGAATTGCGGCACGAGACGTTCGTCGCCTTCGTCCGGTTCGGGGTAGAAGAACCAATCGCGCGGCGGTCGCGCGGGCCCGCCAGCGCCAGCCACGATGACGGCCTCGGCTTCCGGTTCTGCAACATCGTCGGAGGGCTCGGCGTCGTCGCCCTCTTCGGCGTCGTCTGTCTCGCTCGTGAGAGCGATACGGGCCTCGGCGAACGCAGGCACACCGCACAACGTGGCCCCGCGTATGCGCATCCGTGTGATGCGCTCGACGAACTTGTCCATCGACATCTCATCGAGCACGACGGCGTCGTCAGGCATCGGCTCACCCGCAGCGGCGACGAGAGAGTTCGCCAACGCCTGACCGCGTTCGCCTTTGTACTGCAACAGCCAGCCGGTTACTTCACCAGCGCCGCCGAGTTCATGCCACGGCCCGCGCGTCACCCACGCCGACGCGATGATCACACACTCGCCGTCCGGGTCGGTGCAGTCATACACACTGGCATCGGCTATTGCCGACGCCAGGTCGCCATCCTCGTCGACGGCCGATGCGTCGTCGGCTTCGACCGGGGCGGCGTCCACGAGTTCAGCGGCGATGTCATCGGGGTCGATCGACACGCCCCATTCATGGCCGAACGGCGCAGTGCCCGCGTCCATCATGCGGACGACCTCTTGGCCGTTCTCGCCGTCGTCGATCAAGCCTTCGCCCATGATCTTGTTGTCGACGCGCTCGATCGACTCGATCGTGCCGACGTTCACGACGTCAGCCGCGCCGTGGTTCGACTGCGGCATCATGATCAACGGCAAAGGCAGCGCAGCCCATTTGATCGCACCTTCTGCGATCAAACGGCCGTCGCCGGTCTGGACACCTTCCAGGGCGAGTACGCCCTTCCATCTACGAGCCATTGGTGTTCTCCTTCGTTGCGTCGATGACAGAGCCATCGGGCTTCTCGATGCGCGGCTGATAGTCCTTCTCCCACCGCTTCTCGATCGTTGTCGGCTTCTTATCGGCCATGATCAGACCACCTTGGCGTTGATGACGGTGACCTCGAACGTAACCGGATTGGTGCCGCCGATCGTGCGCTTCTCTTTGACCACCGAGGTGACTTCCAGTTTCGTGTCGCGAGCGAACAACAACTCTTGCTCGGTGGCGTTGATGTCATCGACGTTGTTCATCCACAAGGCACGTGAGCCTTTCGGTGCGTCGATGCGCATCACAGCCGAACCGGATCGGTAGCCGTGAGCGAACTCGGCCGCGCGGGCCGTGTCGGTCGACGTGGACAGGAACGCCGCGTCGGTCAACACGTCGCCCTCGTCAACGTGTTTCATCCACTCGGCTTTCGGCAGGCCGCGCTCGACGCGCACCGCCGCCTTCAACGGGCTCATTGCACCGTCGAGGTCGCGGATGATCTTCGTGTACTCGGCGGGCATATCGCCGATGTCCATCGTGCGCAACGCGCCGTTGATCTCGACTGCACCGGCCGAGGCGTAGTCACGCACCGATGAGATCGTCGACGCGTCGTAGATCGTGTCAGCGTTCGTGAGAGCCGCGCTGGCGTTTCTCCCTGACAGGAACTCATCTTGTCGAGCGATCGACGGGCCTGCGTTCTGGCTGATCTCCGTGAGCGGCACGATCACCGGCACGAAGTCGCATACACAGCCGCGGTGATCGCCGGGGTAGAAGTGAGACGAGCCGATCCACGAGTCGGTCGTGTTGCGCAGCACAACGTCATCGAAGTTCCAGAAGGTCTTGCCAGCCAGGCGGCGATGAGGTTCGAACGAACGCCGCGCTGCGCCGCCATACACCCACTCGAACTTCTCCACTGCACCGCCACGCGCGACGACCTCAGCCATCATGCGTTCACCGGTCGCGACGCCGCCCAACGGCACCTTGTTCGTCGGTGTGACCGCGCCGTTCTTCGATTGGAAGCCAGTGCCGCCACCGGCACGTATCAACGCCTCACGCAGCATCGACGGCTGCACATGGCTGAGCGTGTCGATCTCGCCGACGCCATCGGCTATCTGATCGACGATGCCTGCATCCGGTGCGAACAACGCGCGCTTGGCGACGTCATCAAGTGACGACTCGAACCACTGCCACGCCTCATCAACGTCGGCGACCTGCTTGACCTTGAGGGCCTTGATCTCTTTGGCCGACAGGCCTTGGCGTTGCATCTTGTTGATGACGTCGACGGCGTTGTCACCGGCCTCGTTCGACCACGCCTTGAACTGCTGGCCGAGGTCGTCCCACGCATTCGCCAGCAGATCGTCCGGTGTCAGACCGGCGTCGGCGATCAGCGACGGGCCGAGGTGAGCGGCGCACAACTTCGGCGGTATCGAACGCAACGACGCACGCAACGAGCCAGAGCCAGCCGTCTTGAGTTTGTTGCCCGCGCGTTCCAGTGCGCGCGACATCGACATATCGACGGCGCCGCTCAGCCGGTCACGCAACTTGCGGTCGATGGCAGCCAACTCACGGCCGTAGTTCACGCGGCCCGCGGCCGTGACAGCCTCGTCGCCCGGTTCTTCGGCGACAGGCTCACTCGGCGCGTCGCCCTCACTGATCTTGCCTGCCTCGACGGTGATACCCAAGTCGACGCCGGACGCTTTGAACAACGCCAACACCAACTCGCCGGTCAGGATGCCTTTACGTTCAGCCAACGAACGCAGCCGCTCACGCTCAGTCGGCGCGTCGGACTCGTTCACGCCACGGAAACGCCGATACGCCTCAAGCGATATGGCGCCGTGCTCGAGCAACGTGTCGGCCTTCTGATCGAGCGACTCGTCGGCGACCAGTGCGGACGGGTCGTAGCCGACGAGTACCTGCATGACCTCTTCCGGTTCGAACTCGCCGAGTAGCTGCGGCCGCAGGAACCCGAACGCATAGCCGTCAGCGATGGAGATGCACCGCGGGTCGAAGTGATCATCGAACGTGTCCTGATCGATCTGCTCGGCGTTGCTGAACGTCGTACTCATGTGGCCCATCACCACTTCGACCGGCACGTTCAAGCCGCGGGCGAGGCGGTTGATGTGGCGGTCCATCTTCTCGGTGAGTTTGTCGTCGGCCGGACGGCTGAGGTCGATGGCGCGCAGCACGTCAGGCTTCAAGAACTCGGCCGGGCCGGAGATCACGAGACGTTGCACACTCGACGGCGACGACGGGTCGGTCACCGGGTCGAGTTGATGCTTCATGAACGCGTCGATGAACGGATTGGTTTCTTCGGCGCCCTCTTGCGGCTCGTCGCCGTCGTTCGTGTCGTCGACGAACGAGAGCTCGGACGGCAACGCGAACGCGCCGGCCGTGTGCCGAGACTTCGATATCGCCTTCGCCTCGCCAGCGAGCAGCGTCAGCATCTCGCAGTCGCTCATGACTGAGCGGGCGTGGCTGTCGGCCCATTCGGTGAAACGTGGGTGGCGGGTCCAGAACCGGATCAGTGTTTCGGTGTGCGGGTCGTAGTCACGGCCCTTGTCGTCCGGCGATGACTTGATGATGATCTTCGGCCGCGACACGCCGGTGACCGGGTCGATCTCGGTGCGGTCGGAGAACTCGATCTCGCTGACACTGCGCACGTCCCACGACTCAGGCCGACCGGCGACGTAGCCCTCGAAGCCTTTGACGCCGACGTCGGCGATCTCGGACAGGCCGTGCAGATGGCATTCGCCGGGGCCTTCGAGATTCAGGGTGAGCAGCCGGTTGATCTCGCCTTGGCCGGACAGGCCGAGCGATATGCGGTTCATCTCCGCTTCGGCGGCGATCGCCAACTCCGTACCGGCCAGCGGTGAGCCTTCGCTGTTGATGGGCACGACGTTGCCGTCAGCGTCTTTGGTGGCGGCGAAGAACCGGACCTTCTGCATGCCGTTCGACAGGAACATCAACGCATACTTGACTTCGGGCATCTCGTCGTAGTAGGCCCAGAACTCTTCCTGCCAGTTCTGGCGCTTCGAGATCGTGGCCTTGATCGACTCGGCGGAGTCAACGTTCACGCGCCGGGCAGCAGCGACTATTGCCTTGAACTTCTTAACCGGTTCACGTGCCATCGGCTCGTGAGACTACTCGCCACCAGGCTTCGGTTCGCGTTGGGCCTCGGCGAGCACGTCGTCCTCTGGCTTGTGGTCGTGCGGTTCGAGGTGCACTGCGGCCAGT